CTGCAGCATAACCGGGGCTGCTATCAATCCTGGGGACGATATCGTATTTGATACGGTAACCCGTAAAGCTTTTTTTAGTGAACCTGGGGATTGCCAGGTCGAAGCTGCAGCCGGTCCATACCTGGCAGCCAAAAAAACCCGGTATGTCTCAAATGTCTACAGCATCGGGGGACGCGAGTATTACCGGAATAAAGCCGGCTTATGCATTGATGCACCGTGTTGTGGTTGTTGCACCGGGTAGCTTGATAGGGTAGCTTCTAGCCCGGCTGGTCCGGGTTACTGGCTGCAGCTATTGCAGTATTTTCCTAATCTATCGGAGGGTAATTTATGCAAACCTATAAATTGAATAATGGGGTTCACGTTCTAGCCCGTGAACTAAACGACCGTATAGGATTATTTCCCTATACTTTCGTAAACCGTACCCAGGCTGAAAATGCAGCCCGGCTGCACGGTGGCAAAGTCTATCAAGGACCTAGCACCAGGCGCGTTTTCTATGTAATCCCTAGCAACCAGGAAAGCTAACCCCATGCAATCACGATATATCTTCGACAAAGTAAACCAGGACATAACTGCAGCCATAGCCCGGCAAGTAGACCGGGATGCCCCCACGCGCGCCCACGCGCCCACGCATGATGACCTGGCTTGTGCTTTAATCTTCATTGTGTCAGTAACCCTGCTAATCCTTATTTAAGGCAACCGATGGCAAAACTAGACAAAGCCCCAAATAATTTTCGTGGTGTCCGGACCATATCGGACGTAGAAGCCCATGCTATTTGCAAGGCATGGCTAACCCCCACACTAGAGCCGATTCCCCCCACGCGCTCCCCTACGCGCCCTACGCGCCTGTTACGCGAGGGTTTCGACTATGTGCCGGCTTCAAGAACCGACATCACCCAAACCTGGAGACGGTTCGGCTGGTCACCAAAGGAGAAGCCCCAATGTCCCTAGAGGAAGCCCATAGGCTGCTGGACCAGGTACGCGAGGGGCATAACGCCCCAGCCTACCTAATAACGATTGCCCTAATAATGACCGGAGATATAACCCATGCGTGACCAAACCGATTGCCACTATCCCCATACGCGCCTGTGCCTACGCGACTGCGAGGGGGGCTGCCGTATGCGTAAGACCATATGGCGCAAGCGACTCATAGAGGACCAGGAAGCCGAGGATGAAGCCTTCGCCCGTATCCCCGCCACCACCCTAGACTGCAAGCACCTGGGCATTTGTAATGACCGTCCGCAACATTGCCCCGACTGCCCCAGCAATCATGCCTGACATTGAAGTAATCCTATTTTGTGCATTCATCGGCATGATGATTGTCATTGTGTTGATTGACAAAGACTAATAGAAAGGACAATCCGATTGACAAATACAATGGCTAATCCCCATAATCTCTATCTATAATCTAATCTCATTCCTAACTATCCGAAAGGGGAAAACATGAAACCATTAATTTGTGCTGACTGCAAGTGGCACATTCCATCTAAACAAAGCAGCAACGTAGCCAACTACGACCGTTGCAAAGCCTCAGAGGTTATCAACCTAGTTACTGGGGAAGCCAAATACTCTTACTGCGAGACATTGCGTATGTCTGGAAGTGACTGCGGTATGGACGGCAAGCTGTTTGAACTCAACCAAGCCGAGGAGACACCCGATGGCAACTAAGCTGCAAGACTCTCTTGTGAGAAAAATACAAGAGAACAGAGAACTCAAAGACACTATCAAAGACCTACACTCGCAAGCCGACAAAGACAAAGCCTTTCTAAGGCAAGTCCAGGACGAATCTAACAACCTAGAACTAGCCCTCAAGAAGTGCATTCACTCAAAGGCAGAGCTGAATAACAAGATTGAGCAGTTGACCGATGACCTAAACAAATACACCGAGCTGTACGCAAGAGCAACCCTTGTGGTTACCGCCCTTGGTGAAGCAGTTTATTTTCTAACCAAGGAGAGTAGCCGTGGCAAATGATAGAAACGACTTTGCACCAGAGATACGCAACGCTGCCTGGTGGTCCGGTGACTCACGCATGGCAGCCAACGGGCGCGGTAATGATGCAGTCCTGGAAAAGCTGGGACTAAAAGAACGCCCCGACTTGTCCGAGATTGAGGCGGTCCAAATGGGTCACGTCATGCAGCCGGTTATCGGTCGTTTGGCACAAGACAAGTTAGGCATTGAACTAAAAGAGGCTGACTATGCGCTCACGCATCCAAAGGAAACCTGGCTCAAGTCACACTTTGACTTCATCTCGACTGATGGGCAAACGCTTGTGGAAGTCAAAAACTACAACGCTGCTGTACGAAACAAGTTCGATACCGAAGCCAACATCATCCCTGCGGCTGATATGGCGCAACTCATCCACGAAGCGGCTTGCCACAATATCAACGACATTGTGTTGGCTGTTCTATTCGGTGGACAAAACTTTGAAGTGTTTAAGTTCACCATTGAAGAAGCGCAGAAAGAGCAGCTCATCCGCGATATGGCGCGGTACTGGTCACACGTTGAGACTAAGCTCCCGCTTGAACCTGAGACTACCGAGCAAGCGAAACTTATCTACTCGGTATCAGCACCGACAAGCATAACCGCACCACTAGCCTTGGAGCAGATGTGTCAAGCTTTGAACTATACCAAGGAGCAGCTATCCAAGTGGGAAGCTGAAGAAGAAAAGCTTAAGCTGCAAATTCAAAATTTTATGGGGGTCAACAGCGAGTTAGTAACCCTGGACGGCAAGGTCCTAGCCACTTGGAAATCAGCCAAGCCAAGCATGAGTTTTGATAAGAAGTTGTTCGAGCAGTCCATGCCTGATGTCTACAAGTCCTATGTTCGGGAAGTAGCTGGCAGCCGTAGATTCTTAGTGAAAGGTTAATTATGTTGTTATTCAAAACAAAACGATTAGAACGTCTAGAGCAAGAAGTTGTCATGCTAGAAGACTTGTTTGCTCAAGCTCTACAACGCATATCCAATCTAGAAGAAGCTCGGTGGGGCTTGAAGGTTGACGGTACTCCAAAGGCAAAGCCGGGAAGGAAGGTCAAGAATGAACGCATTTCCTAGTGGACATGACCCCAAGACGGGTACTGCTGACAAGGGCATGAAGATGCGAGACTACTTTGCAGCCAAGGCTTTGCAAGCAATGATTGCAGAACCATCACTCAAAGCAACGCCAGATGAGTTTGCTCAGAAGGCTTATCAGATAGCAGACGCAATGCTGAAAGCGAGGGACTTGTGACCACTCAAGATGTCGCAATATATGTAATGGCTGCATCCTCAGTCATAGAAACATTCCTAACTATTTTGGAGAAATTCACATGAGTAACATCATCCCTGTATCAGACATGACAGTCATGGCTGACAGTATCGTTAAATCAGGCTTCTACGGCTTCAAGACTAAAGAGCAAGTCATGGCTGTAATGCTTGTAGCCCAAGCAGAAAACAAGCACCCCGCCTCTGTTGTGCAAGAGTACGACATCATCCAAGGCAAGCCAGCTCTGAAGTCTCAAGCTATCCTTGCCCGTTTCCAACTCTCTGGTGGCTCTGTCCAATGGGATGAGGTAACCCCTAAGAAAGTTAAGGGGACGTTCAAGCACCCACAAGGGGGCAGCCTGACAGTTGAGTGGACTATTGAGATGGCAAAGCAAGCCGGTATCTACCGCGAGGGTTCAGGATGGTCCAAGTATCCAGAGGATATGTTGAGAGCGCGAGTTATTTCCAGGGCTGTAAGAAGCATCTATCCCGCTTGCATCCTGGGACATTACGCTACAGAAGAGGTCATGGACTTTGATAGCCCTATGCCTAAACACATGGGCGTTGTAGAAGACGTTAAACAGCCCGTAGAGGTCATAGAAGACACCGGTGGTGACTACCCCATCATTAAGCCTGATGGCGAGGTCTACGCCCTCTATAAGTCTCCTAGCGACTGGATAGAAGCCTATGCCGACTTAGCAAGCAAAGTGATGCAATCAACAAAATTGACTGATGAACAGCGCACAGAGAAGATTGCTGCTCTTGCAGAAGCAAACAAGGACGTGACCGAGAAGTTCAGCAGTTTCGACAAAATCAAGATTCGCGGAGAGCTTGCCAAGGTGGGAGTAAACCTAAACCCAAAGTCGCAAGCGTCCCAGTTCGTAGCCGACATGGAAGCCAACGAGAAAATATTTTGAAGCATCTTCAGAATATTGGCTCACTAACACCGATGGACGCACTTAACCACTATGGCTCATTCAGGCTCGCAGCACATATCGAATATCTTAGGAAGCAAGGACATCCCATCCTTACAACTATGGTTAAAGAGGGTGGGCGCGAGTATGCCCGATATATCTACCGTTGAAAGGAAAATCATGGAAAACCAAAAGAAAGCCCC